TCGCAAAAAATTAATTATAACAATTTAAAAAACAAACAAAATGGACAAACTACAAATTTTATTCAAATTAGAAACCTGTATAGAGGTTATGAAAACAACAGATAATGTTTATGTACGTAAACAATTAGAATTAATTGCTAATGCATTAGTTAAAGATTGGAATGAATCAGAAGCTTATGCACAACAAATTAGAGAAGTATTAAATTATGATGAAACAATGAGTAATTTAGATAATATAAAATTATGACACCAAAAGAAAAAGCAAAAGAATTAGTAGATAAAATGTATCAACACCAATGGAGAAAAGGTATATATGAATTTAGAAACGCCAAACAATGTGCATTAATAACTTGTGAAGAAATGATTTATGGTATTGAGGAAGCGTTTGAAAAATATGAAAAACATAAAAAAACAAAAGTTGCTAATCAAATATTTTATTGGGATTTTTGGTCAGATGTGCAATTAGAAATAGAAAAATTATGAATGAAGCTGCATACTTTACAATACAATCTAAAGTACAAGTGTTAGATAGAGAATTGTTCCAATACCTTGGTGAACTAATGTCTGGACAAAGTTTAACATCTGATGACCATTTAAAGATAATGATTGATAGTACAGAAAGAGAATTAGCAACATACGATTACATACTAAAACTAATAATAAACAATGGAAACAAAAATTAAAACATTCGACAACAAGATTTGGGATAAACAAGAACTGATTGATAATATGTATAACGATGAGTTTTACTATGGTTATTTAGGTAAACAGGCTTTAAGTAGTTCAAGTCTTAAAATGGTACTATCAAGTCCTAAAACGTATAAGTACGTTACAAAGTATGGACAAAGTGAAACACAACCATTAAGAGATGGTAAATTATTCCATACAATGATTTTAGAGCCACATAAGATAGATGAATTAACTATTGTAGATGTAGCAACTAAAGCAGGAAAAGCATACAAAGAAGCAAAAGCAGAAGGTAAAGAAGTTTACACCACAAATGAAATAAAAGCTGCAGAAAGATTAGCTGATGCAATATTAAGAAACGATGAAGCAGTACACTATATGTCTAAAGCACAATTTGAGATACCAGAAATAGCAATGATTAATGGAATACCATTTAGAGCAAAAGCAGATATATTAAAAGACAATATGATAGTTGATTTAAAAACAACTACTGGTTTAAATGAATTTAGATATTCAGCAGATAAATACAGTTATGATTTACAAGCATATCTTTACAGGGAAATGTTTAACGTAGATGAATTTGTATTTGTATGTATTGATAAAGGAAGTTTAGACATTGGAATATTTGAATGTAGTGATGAATTTTATGATAAAGGCAAACGTAAACTTGAACAAGGTATAGATAATTATAAATACTTCTTTGGAGAAGATAGCGATGTAGATTTAAATCAATATGTATTAAGAGGAATACTTTAACAAATAAAAACAAAACAAAATGAAAACACAAGAAATTAAAAGAGGAAAATTTAATGCTTATTATTTAATAAGTGATTTAAAAGTAGCAAATGTAAATAGAGATTTGTTTACTAAACATTCTGAATCATTTAAAAATAAATTAAATGAATTTGGATGGATGATGCCAATAGTTATTTCAGATAAAGGAGATGTAATTGAAGGTCATCATAGATTATCAGCAGCTATAATGTTAGAGCAAGAAACAATACCAGCTTATATTGTTGATTGGGTTGACACTAAAAATCAATCAGAACATTTAGATTGTATAATTAATTTAAACAATGGAAATAGACCTTGGTTAAAAGTTGATTATTTAAAAGCATTTGCAAAAGAAAATAAAGACTATAAAATTGTTTACGATGCTTATTTAAGTAATTCAAATAATATATCAGTAGGTGATGTTATAAACTGTTTCTTTGGTAAATCAGTAAATCAAAAGTTTAAAAAAGGAGAATGTAAAATAGAAGATATTAATTTTTCTTTAATGTTATTAAATAAATTTTCTGGTTTAATTAGTAAATTTGGTTCTAATAAAATACAAGCATATTGTGTTAGAGAATTAATTACAGTATCATTTATAAAAGCAAAGAAAGATACAAAAGCAATAGAATATCTATTTAAAATTTATGAAGAATGGGCAATGAATGATGATTATGCTTTAACATCAATATCAAGATTTAAACCAGAAATGGAAGAAAAATTAAACTATTATAATTTAAAATTAAATGAAAGTAACAGATAAAATAACAATAACAAACGAGGATAATATGCTATTAATGGCAAGGTATCCTGATAACTATTTTGATTTGGCTATTGTAGACCCTCCTTATGGAATTAATGTAAGTACAAGAGTTTTTAATGATGGTAAAAATTGGGATAATGAAATACCATCTAAAGAATATTTTAATGAATTATTTAGGGTTTCTAAAAACCAAATAATTTGGGGTGGTAATTATTTTTTAGATTATTTAAAACCAACACCTTGCTTTATTATTTGGGATAAAAAAATTACAGATAAACATTTAATGTCAATGTGTGAATTTGCTTGGACTTCATTTAATACTAAAAACTTAATATTTAGACAGCCACCTGTAGGGGATAGAGGTTTTTATAATATAGATGGTACGAGAATACATCCAACGCAAAAAAGCATAAAACTTTATGAATATTGTTTAAATAAATACGCAAAACAAGGCGATAAAATACTTGATACGCATTTAGGTTCAGGTTCAATCGCAATAGCAGCACACGATTACAAATATGAATTAACAGCTTGTGAATTAGACAAAGAGTATTACGATAAAGCAATACAAAGAATAACAAACCATACTAACCAACAAAAACTATTTTAAATGGAAATAACAGAAAGATTAAAAGAAATAATATTAAAAGAAACTGATATAGATGTTTCTAAAAATAGTAGAAAGCATAATATAATAGAAGCAAGAGCATTATATTTTTATTTGGTAAAGCATTTTAAACCTAAAATGACATTACAAGAAATAGCTGAATCAGTAAATAAGAATCACGCAACAGTAATACATTCTTTAAATAATTATGAAATGTATGAGAAGTTTAATAGAGATTTAAGAAGTTTAAGAAACATAATAGTAAATCAAATGGATGAAGAAAATGTATTAAATACAGAAGACAATGAATTATTAAAGTTAGAACTTAAAAAGAATAAGTTGAGAATATCTGAATTAGAAATTGAATTAGAAGAAAGTAATTTAAGAATAAACAAACTTGAAAAAGCAGGATACGAATACAAAATCATAAACAACTTAAACAACCTTCTTAATCAAACAAAAGATACAGAACATCACAATGTAATGATACTACGTTTAGAAGCTATCTATGATATGAATATTAAAGTAATAGAACATAATAAAAACAATTAAGATGCAAAAGAAAATAATAAATAAGATGAATGAAGGACAAGAGAAAGACATACCATTATACACTTGGAAAACAATACCAAATAGTTTAAAAGAATTTTGGTTTAATCAATTAAATAAATAAGCTATGCCAGATATAACACTTTGTTCAGGAAACAACTGTGAATTATCATCTATATGCTATAGATATAAAGCAGAACCAACTCCATACAGACAATCATACTTTTGTAAACCTCCAAATGAAGGATTAGAATGTGAATACTTTTGGGAATATAAAACTGATGAAGATGACAATTAAAGAAAAGTTTAAAGATGTAATGTATGATGCTATCACTTACAAACAACAAGAGGATTCATTTATGCAAATAGCTGATGAATACGCTATTGAATTTGCTCATTGGTTATTTGAAGATATGGAAATAACAAAAGTAGAAAAACTGTTAAAATTATTTAAACAGTACAATAAAATGAATCTACCAAAAGAATTATGAAATATATTTTAGTATTATTAGCTTATGAGTTTATAAGGTCAAAATTGATTTGGCTATGGTATTATTTAATTAAAAAAGGACAAGGAGAATGAAACCAATACATAAATTTAATAATGGTAAAGGTGCTACACTATGCCATTGTTGTAGCAAAATTATAAATACTGGATTTACTGATGCTTTATACTGTAATGAAATATGTGAATCAAAAAATAAATTTAAAATAGATTTTACTTATAAAGAATATTTAGAACAAATTGATTCTGAATTTAAAGAGATAAAAGAAAGAGCAAATAATTTAATGAGATTGAAGAATGGATTTAAAGATAAACAATAATAGATTTTATTTATTTTTAATTCAATAATGATAACTTTTTTGATTATGGAAGATAAAAGAAAATACAATGGCGGAAATAAAAACGCTGGACGTAAACCAAAAGTAGAAGAAGAAAAAGTAAACAATATATTTCTTAAAGCATTAGGTGAACTTTATAATAAAGATACAGAAGAAGAAACAAAGATAGCTTTTGTTAAATCTACACTAATGGAATCACAAAGAGGACAATTGTTTATTGCTGAACATATATTTGGTAAGCCAAAAGAAATTATAGAAGCTACAC